CCTCTTCTTGTTCCTCTTGCGATCTCGTTAGCTTCTCTTTCAATTTGGAACATAAGACCTTTGAATTTTTCAACCATCCATCTACCATTTGAGTCGACATCTAAGTCGAAAGTACCAGCTGAGCTAACATTTTGTTGAGCACCAGTAACAGCAACTAGGTTAACTGTTCTGACAATCTCTCTGTTAATCTCTGCTAGAATCTCTGTAGATAAGATATTTGCTAATTCAGTCTCAGCATCAAGACCATGAATTGCTTTTAAGTCTTGTGCTAGTTCCATTGAGTATTCAGCTTTTAAAGCTCTTGATTTAGCTGTAACAGCAATTTTCTCGATTGAGAAAGCCATTTCAGCAAAAGCAGTATTACCACTTGAACCAAGTGCTTCAGCTTGAGCAATTGACATACCTTCAGCAAAGTTATAAGAAGTACTATTACCTGATGGTTGAGTACCTTCTTGTGCGTTACCTAAAGTATTGTTACCAGAACCTGCGACCACAGTTGAGAATTCTGTATTTGCTTCGTTGTAGAATGCTTCGTCTCCACTCTGAGAAGAATATCTGCTTCTCATTGCGAAAATTAATCCTGTAGGACCTGTCATAGGCTGAACACCTACTAAGTCATATGCTACAAGATTAGGCATTGCTCTACGAACTAAACTAATCAATACTGGGTCATAGTTATCTATGTTTGAACCAGTAGCGTTAGCTGGAGCAGCCTCTAATAAAGATGATGGACCAAATGATGCATCTTCTTTAAGAGCCTTCTCAGTGTTTTCCAAACAAACAGCTGTAACTGATTTCTTGTGACTGTCCCCTATCTCAGGTAGGTCAGCATGCTCAATTATTGGTTGCCATTTGGACTGTAGTTCTTCGTATTGGTATTGCATTGTTGCCTCTCTTATTTTACCTAACGTTATTTTCTAACAGTTCGCGATATAGCGTCTGCATAATTGGCTATAGACTTAGGTAGTACTGGTTGAGCTTCCTCATCCAATTCTACTGGGTCTTGATCTTCAACGTCTGAAGATGTAGCCGCCTTATTGTCGAAATATGATTCTTTCAAAGTGTTTAACTTCTTCTCAAAATCTTCGACGTTATCATAATCTAAACCTTCCGATAGAGCACGGAGTTTTTCAATTTGGGTTTCTGCTAAGCCATCTGTAGCTTCAGCAAAAATGTTCTGTACTTGAGCTTCGATTAAATCGTTACCCAATGATATCTTAGAAGATGTTTCCTCTTCTAATTTACCTTCTAATTCTTCGATTCGATTCTGCATGTCTGTGAGTACATCTGAATCAGCGTCTTCAGGAATAACAACATTGTGTGCTTCCATTAGACCTCTAAGGCCGTTCATGAAAGATTCTGCTACTTCTACTTTTAGAGAGCTCTCTATAGCCACTTGATTCTCTTCCATCCACTGCTCACTTAAGTAGTTGATGTAATCATCTACTTTAGTTGACATATCTTCAGCAAGTTCTGCTTTAGCTTCTGCTAATTGCTCATCAAATGCTTGTGAATATGTTTCGTCGATTTCAGATACTCTAGCGTTTACTGCTGCTTCAAAAACAGTTTCTGCTTTCTCTCTTAATTCTTCGTCGAGATCCTCTCCAAAGATAGCATCTATATCTTCCTTAACTCCGCCACCATGTCCTGGTGCCATACCTTTTGATCCTTGTTGACCAGGTGTTACTGATTCAGCATCTCCTGATGGTCCACCAATTTTACCTTCGCCGCCAGCTTTATCAGCTTTACGCTTAGGAGATTGATTACCTTTAGCAGATATTAAATCTTCACCTTTTGACTCAGATCCTGATTTCTCGCTTGAACCACCTGGGTTAGGTGCTGTAAAACCAACAGCTTTATCTGCAGGTCTTTTATTGCTTCCTTTAACCACAGGATCAGCGACAGCTGAATTCTCACCGCTGGCCTTAAACTCGTCAAGTTCAACTTGCTCTTCGGCCACAGCTTCGATTTCTGTCTGATTCGAACTTTCTAGTTCATTAGCCATTTTTTTCTCCTCGTAGTTTGAGTCTATACTTATGTGTATATTATTTATAAATTATAGGTTTACAGGGTATTTAGGAATTTTTCGAACAGTTTTATTGAATTTTCGTTCAATTTCTGTACCGATTCGTTCCCGGTTCTTACTACTTCCTCTATAACTGCTTGGCTTTGCCAAGAGTTAGTAGCGGCGTCGTAAACCCACTCTACTCCTTCCATAACACCATTCACAAATGCGTTTGGTGCAGAAGGATCAGCGACAATATCACCTGCAGTAGCAAGTTGGAAATCACCCTGTACTTCATTGATCCCATCACTGTTTAGTCTTAGAGACCCCATACCTCTTGATGAAACACCTAAGTTGGCACCTTCATCAATTAAAGATTTAACAATCTTTCCGTATGGAGTATCCATGATCTTTGCTTTACCTACATAATTATTTCCTTCTCTTTTAAGGTCCTTCATCATATGAGAAACTCTTTCTAAGTTAATAGTTGGTCCTTCTGGATGGCCAAGCTCTCCATATGCTCTGTTGTTTTTTATGTAAGTGTCGTTGTATCTGTTGACCTCTTTATCTAATGTTTCCATTGGATACATTCGGCCGTTTCTGTTCTTAATGCCACCTTGCATGAAAATACCTTCAATAAAGTAGTTCTTTCCACTTCCGTCTTTGGCTTCTGTTATCACTGCTGCTACATTATCAAAGTTTTGTTCTGCAATTAGCTTCATAACTTCTCCTAATTAGTAAATGCTACCGGTGTAAATTTACCAGCGCTAGCATAAATTTTATCGCTTGGAGCTTTTTGAATATAATGTGAGCCAGCTTCTAAAGTAGTATTACCAACTGCAGCATTAGCAGATGTAACAACTGTTACAGTTAATGCTGATGAATGATATGCTTTTACTACTGTTGAATCAAATGCTGTATTAGCATCTCCTAATGATGTTGGAGCTGTAAACTCACTGCCTTTCAATTTAATAATATTAGGCATCTTCGTCTCCTGCCATTTCTTGTACTGTTTCCATTGCAAACTCTACTGCTGCATCTGGATCGTTGTCAAGTAATTCGTCGTATGCTTTTAAGTTGTCTTCTGTCAAGTTATCTCTAACGAAGTCAACTGCTGCTTCGGCTGCTTCATAAACCTCAGCATCTTCACCATCTTGGTAATGTCCAGCACCAGCGTTATCATGAGTTTTATCTTTCTCAACTGTACCACTGAATACTGCTTTTTGTTCTGCTTCGTTTTTAAATGCTGGATGAAGTGTTTTTTGAATAGAGTCAACGTGCTTCTCTACAAATCTTCTTTCTGCATCAGACTTTGGATTAGCATAGTTAGAGACTGTTCCAGCTTGAAGTTCTGGATCAGGGACTAAGTCTATCTTTTTTAACTCGACTATTTGTCTAAGTGATTTCATTATTCTTCCTCTTCTTCTTCTGATTCCTCAGGTTCTATTTCTTCTTCACTTTCATCTTCAACAGGCTCTTCAATATATTCCTGGTCTGCTTCATACTCTTCACCATCTTCTTCTGGATCAGGTAAGTCTAGCTCAGGTTGAACCTCGACGTCTTCTTCGTCTTCAACTGGCTCTGGCATCTCTTGACCAAACATATCATTTGATATTTGATCTTTCATTGCTGATACTTTCTCGCCAACTTTATTTAGCAAGATATCATTTAATGCTTCACCAGCTGCATTTGGCTTGTCATCCATTGCCAAATCAACCACGTCTTTTGCTGTTGCATTATCTTCCATAATATTCTCCTATTATATTTATATATCTTACGCTTGCTCCGGAGGTGCTTCTGGGTATCCATTTGACTGTTCAGGCGGTTGTTCACCGGAATCTGGCTCCATTTCTGGTTCCATTTGCGGCATATCGTCGTTTCTTTCCTGTTCAGCTTCAGCATCAGTTTCCATCTCTGCTTGCATTTCTTCAATCTCATCTTCAGTTTGTTTAAGGAGATTCTTCTTAACCCAATGAGTACTGTAGTATTTTCCTAAGTATGGATCTACGTCATTGACTGCTCCTAACTTCTCTCTGAAGATTTCTAGTTCTTTTAGTTCTGAGAAATGACTATCAGTTACATAATCATATCTCATTTCTCTTCTTAGTTTAGGCCAATCATCTGCTGTGATTATACCTTTAAGAATTAATTGTTTCTCTAAAGCAGCTTCAAATATTCTTGAGAACTTGAGTCTTATTCTTCCAATAAACTTTTGGAATTTGATCTCATCTCTTGATATCTCTGAAGCTCTACCTATAGCGAATCCAGTTTCTGCTTCTAATCTTGAAACTGGAACATTTAGTGATCTGTATAATTTCTTTTGGAAATATAGAACGTCGTCCATCTCTCCTAAGTTTTGTCCAGCTGGAAGAGTAGTGATCTCAGTACCCTTCCCGCCTTCTCTTCTTGGTAGCCAATAATCTTCTAACATTGTCATGAACTTTCTATCATCTCTGAGTTCACCTGTTGAAGCATCATACACAAGTCTGTTCTTGTGCTTGGCCATCATATCTCTTAAGTATTGTTCAGCCTTTATCTTTGGTAAATTTCCAACGTCAATATAGAATATTCTTCTCTCTGGTGCTCTTGATATTCTGTATATAACAGTTGCGTCTTCGAGTACTCTAAGTTGGTTTAAAGGTTTAATTGCTTTGTGTAAGTGTGATAATACCATTTTATTATCTTCACTCATTAAACCAGATGTGCAATGTAATATACTATCTTTAGCTATCTTTAAGCCTTGTGTAGTACCTTGAGCGGGATTAACAACTCCTGGACCACCTTTGAAACCTTTCTCGTTGTAAAGATAGTACTCTTGTTTAGTTTGATGTAATTGAATCCTGTTTGGCCCTTGTCCTCTATTTTTTTTCTTGACTTGCCTTACCTTTCGGATTTTTCTAGGATCAATATATCTTAATTCTTGTATACCATTTTGGACGTTTGCTTCGTCTATGATAACGTGATAATATAATCTACCGTCGATATACCAATGTCTGAATATTTCATAAGATTGTCTTTCGAAGTCTAACAAGTCTTTGACTACATGGAATTCTTCCTGTATCTTTTTCTTGATGCTGTCTGAAACTTCTACTTGATCTAAGTCTAATTCGACTGTGTGTGATTCTGGATCATAAACTATTGATTCGTTGACTACGTCATCAATAGCATTCTCGCATTCAGGTTGCATAGCCATCTTTCTGTATCTTGTTACTAGCTCACCCTCTGTTTTAGAAGTGTGTTCTAGGTCAACATACTGGCCATATACGCCACCCTCAGCAACTACTACTGCGCCGTCGTCTTCTGATTTTGGAACGAAAGAACCCAGATCATTGTCTGTGGTTTTTCTTTTGATTTCGAAACCGAATAGTTCTGCCATGTTTACCTCATAATATATTTATAGGGGATATAGTATCCCCCATAAAAGAGATAAAGGCAACAGTTAAGTTGCCATTATCTTTAATTTCCGCCTGCGTTTCCTGTAGAACCACCAGATATTTCCCACCAGTCGTACTGGAATG